ATAACACCAAGTACGCCAGGTTCGATAATACTAATAACAGCACCGAAACCATTATCCTTAGTTCCAGACTGAGGAGTATCAATGGTATCTGGTTGGGTACCATCAGCAAAGGATTCGATTAAAACTTCACCAAACAGGTTAAAACCTGCGGGGTGAGTAAACTTCTTAACGAAGTCTCTCCAGTCATTAATGGAAACAGTGGATTTAACCACATAAGAATAATCTTGATAGTAAATACCATCTTGAATCTTCTGAGACACAGCAGACAGTTTACTGCGGTCACTCTGGTAAGCACCGATCGATGTACTGGTAGGACCGATAACTGGATCGATCTTAGCAACATAAATTTTCTGGATGTCTGCCGTACTACGTAGAGATTCACCGTAGATAGGATAGATATTCTCAAACTTACCGTCAATATTCTTCAAGCGAAGAATATTCATACCATCAACCCAGAAGTCAACACGACCTCTAGCAATCTCTACACCATATTGGTTCTTCTGAGTAACCAACTCTCCGTTAAGGAATGCTCTGGTTGGGAAGTTCCTGAGGGTCATCACAATAGGAGGATTGACCGCAGGGAGCAGAGTAGGATCGTTATTAAAGTCCTTACCAGAAGAGATAATCTCTAATGTAGCAAGTTTGCCGATTTCTTCACCGTGAGCAAACAGTTGGTTGTCACTCTCATACAGTCTCAATGTAGTGTTGGGACCATATCCAGAACCACCATCAGTGGGCACAATACGTCCCACAGCGCCCTGGTTGGTCAGTTCAACACGGAACTGAGCATTTGCACCGCCATCAGTGTTCTCAAGCAATACAATCGGTTTAGAGTAGTTAAGACCTGTGTCGATCACAGTCACAGACACAATCTTGCCATCTTCGACATTTGGTGTGAAAGATCCTCTAAAACGCTTGTTAAGGAACACACCAGGCAGAAGAGGTGGTATGGTAAAGTTCTTACCACCACTAATAACTTTCACTCTCTTAATAGAACCAACAGCATACAGCGAATCTGTATAATATTGGACGTTAGAGAATCCTTCTTGTTGTGGTGATTCTGGTAACCTATAAGCAAATTCATACTCATAACCATAGAATACAGCGTGCTTACCAGCAAAAGGATCTTCTATCAGTGTAAAGTATGAATTTTCAGCATCAATTTGATTTAAAGCCTCATCATAATAAATGATAGGAGGAACATCTAAAACAGGAGTTTGTTTCCAGTTAGTTCCATCGATAGGAATACCATAACCCAACTGGAACGAAGTATATGCACCAAGTTCGCCAGGTTTCTCTACCGTCTCATATGCTTGCAGCAAAGGTCTGGTTTTGTATACATTGCTGTAGAATTTAAGATGCTTGTTTAACAGAGATGAGTCGCTAGTGTCAAAGATATAGCGATATGTTCTCTGGATATCAAGATGAATGTTTCTAAACCACTCACTGCTACCATCTTTTCTGAAACGGAATCTATATGACACATCTGTAGCAGAAGTAAGCAATGCTTGCTTAGCAGGAACACTTTCGTCAACAAAGACGGTGTTCTGATCCATCTTCAGATCATTGTCATTAGCATAATAAACAATCAGTTCCTGAGTGCTAGGATTATAAGAGTCAACATATGCTACATTACTACCTTGGAAAGTAATAGTGCTATCTTTAGTGAATCTATAAGTGTTAGTAAGAAGAACGACATCAATATTATCTAAATGATCGCCAACTTCAGTATTATCATATCCTCTAGTAACAGTAAGAACGTTACCAGCAACATTAGTAACTTGTACCAATTCTGGGGGACGTTGCTCTGTTGAAATTTGAAGAACATCTCCTTGAGAGATGCTTGTAGCGTTATCAACAATAAGTTCGGTATCACCTATACCAAAACCTGCAGCATCAACAAAGAAAGCACATCTGTTGCTGTTAATACCACCACCCAGTTGCCCAACAGCACAAGTAATAATGTCTCCATAGATGTACTCTGCGCCAGGTGACGCGATGACAGCAGATTCAACTCGTCCGTCAGCATTTGTAGTAATGTTTAGAGTACCGTGAGTTACTACTTCACCTGTACCACCGCTACCACTGAAAAATTCGACTGGAACATCGTTGAAGGTTGTGCTAGGAGTAAATCCACTACCAGCACCAATCAAAGTGAGTCTAGAGAGACCAGAGTCGTTAATCTTAGTTGTTTTAACGATATCTTGCAGGAACAGAGAATGATAGTATTTCGTTTGGACAAAATACCTCTGAGTTGCAATACTAGCGTCAGGTTCAACTGTGACAATGACATCATCGCCAACTGCAAGACCGTGAACCTTATCTCTGGTTTTAAGGACTGCAATGTTATCTTCGATGTCTAGCAGTTTAAATCCTTTAGACAAGGACTTGACATTAACAATAATTGCAGATGTTGCTCCTAAAGCAATACCATCACCAACATTGAAGTATCCAATCTCTGTGTAAGAAGATCTGGGAATAGTAATGGTTGTAACGCCATCAGTGTCTAATGTCGTCAGTTCTTGTGGGTTTGCAGGTTGCAATTCGACAATAACAGTGTTTTTGTCAAAAACGTTGCGCAGAACTCTACCAATAGCGACTTCGTGCGCAACACCACTAGATTGGACTTGTAAAACGACTTCATCTCCAACATTGGCAACAACAGTGCCATTGAACGTCAGATTGTAAATTTCAGTATTGGAATTTACATCATCGGTTAAATTAAACGTTCCTGTAACATTTTTTACAACAAACTGATCATTTTCTTCAATTTGACCAATAACTTGTGCAGTAGCGTTAGTATTCTCTTGAGTTATTGTTGCTTCGTGATTTAAGTACAGTTTTGCGTCTGTAGTGAAATAATTGTTCTTAGGAGAGTTACAAGACAGCGATTCTACAACTTGACCTTGAATTTGATCAACAGCAGCAAAAAGACCATCTCCACTATCATTAGTAGAGTTATCAACGTAAATAACGTCTTCATTAGTGTAATTGACCGAAGAACTATGAACTTCGATGTTAGTGACTGGTCCGTAGTTGACACCACTAACTCTAGACGTTAATAGTTCGCCAGAATTCTCTGAAGCGTTGACACGGCGTCTACGAACACCATTAGTTGGTAAATCGTGCTGTCTAGACTTATATTTCCAGTTTTCTTCTACAGGAACGTTATAGAACGCTTCTCCAACTGAATATGGGAAGACAGGAGTCTCATTTGAGTCTGTAGTTAAGAAATATGCATATACTCCGTTTGGAAACTCTGGAGTAGTACAGAAACGACCATTATTAGCATCCAGGTCTCCAAAACGCTCTTCATATTCGTAATCGTTTACAAAACGACCTAAAGAGTAAGTTACTTCACTAGGAGCGTCGGTTCCCCGAGTAGATTTAAGTTTCCACGAAGATTCAAGACGTTTGATGACAGGATTTGCTGCATCAATGTCTTGATAAGGATTATCGTAACCAAATGAACCATAAATCGGATTTCCGTCATATGCCCACCCTAAAATCGGAGAGTGGAACTTATTAGTAAGAGGGTTACCCTGACTATCGACGTTATCGGATCTTTGGATCTTCAGAGAGGTTGGAGCAATGATATGTCCGTATGCATTGCCGTAAGTTGTGTCTTGAGAGGCATAAACGATACCACCAGCGTTACCGTTGTCTACAACATTAGAAAAATAGGAATTGTAGTGCCAGTTTGTTAAAACTGCTTCTGCAGACGCTGCTCTGTTCCTAGCAGCAAGTGTAACAGTGGTTGTTTCTGGTTGATAGTCAAATCCACCAGATAACTTAGTAAATCCTGTAATAGTACCTGTAGTAGCGTCAATCTGACAAGTAAATAATGCACCCTTACCTCTACCACTAGAATCGTAGATAAAAACGTTAGGAGCTTCTGTATAATCTTGACCAGCGTCAACAATCTGTGCTAACTCATTAACAGCGAGTGTAATATCATCAATTTGACCCTGAGAGATCTGAACATTAAATTCACCACCAGATCCTGAGGTAAATGTTACAGAGGGAGATTCGGTATACCCAGATCCAGCATTTGTAATGTTAACTTTAACAACTTCACCTAAACCATTGATTTCTGCAGTAGCAGATGCACTACCTTCTACAATTACTTTAGGAGCTGCTGTATATCCTCTACCACTATTGGTAATGTTGATAGATGCAACTGAACCAAAAGCAATACTCTCGGGAGACCTGTGATTTAAAAGAGGAACGCCATTAACAAGGACACCGACTTCTGCTGCTGTAGATGTCTGCTTGGTTGATGCATTAATAGGAGTTCTAGGCAGAATCTTGAGGTGTTCTTGATCCTGGGGAACTTTGGTGTTATCAAAAGGTCCAATTGGATATGATGGGAATCCAGAAGACGCAATATAGTAATTATTCTCGTCGCGATAGATTGCAGTCACGTTTGACAACAATTTATCCTTAATGCTGCTAGATCCAATGTTTGTAGGATCAGATGCAGAGAGTTTAGTGAAGTCTTCGTTGACAATCCACTCATTAGTCATTGGTTCGTCGTCGAAAAATCCAGAAGAGGAAAATTCGACCATATTGTCAAGAGTGACATAAGGAATGCCGCCATCTTCGACATCAAAGTAGTTTTCCGACTGTTCGTCGTAGTTTAAACCAAAAGAACTGTCTTTTTCGATTCCCTGACTTGTAAGACCAGAGATAAGACCATAGATTCTTAGTTTAACTTCACGTTGAATACCAAAATCATCTTGGTAGTATCCAGAGAGGTTGTTTTTAGTAAAACAACGCACATTTTTCTTGTGAGAGAACTTTCTCTTGGCCGCGGCGTCAATATTGACAGCATCGCGCTCAGCAATGATGAATTGAGTCGCAGTCTTCGTACTATAGGTGATTTCTTCTTCACCGATGACAACACGACCGTCTCTCTCGGGAAAACCGATAGTAGAGAACACATCGATGCGATCTCCAACTCCAGCATTCTCCGAAAGATCGTTCATTAGGAAAGAACGACGTGCAATTGCAAATCTACCTGCCTTAGAACCAGGAGAAACCGTTAATGTGTAAAGACGACTGCCTTGATAAGGTTCACCGACGATATTATCAATAATTGCGGTCGATGTAGTCAGTTCGGGGTTGTAGGGATCGGGTGTTTGTCTAATTTCGTTACCAACGATCTCCCTGATGTCTCCAGAGATGACTTCAACCAGTAAAAGTTCTTTACTGTTCCATCCAGACTCGGATGCCTTAAAGACATTCTCTTTTGGATAGAAAATGTCTGGTTTAACACTAAAAAGAATCTGGAAAATGAATTCCAGAGATTGTGGCGTACCCTTGACTTGGTAAAAGTCCTTAATACGCTTAACAAGTAAGTTTTTGTTACTTTGATCTCTCAGATACTGATATGGGAAACCAGAAGTGTACTGTTCCTCATATTGTTTGATCAAAGCTGCCAAAAGCAGGTTGCTCAGATTGCTAACTTCAGCAAATTGCTTGTGAACCTGAACATTACTCTCAACAAAAGTAATATCGTTATATAAATCGCCAATCTTTGTCTTTGCGCTATATCCTCTAACGCAATTTACGAACATTGTCGTAGTTTTACTCTCATACAGGAAAATTTCCTGATCGATCATTATAAGACCGTTCTTATCAGGGAATCCATCTGTCGAATCTACAGAGATATGGATTTTGTCACTGCTAAGAGGTAAATCCGTCTGTAAACTGCAAGTCTTAACTAAGACTTCAGGTGAGAAAGTATCTACATCGAGAAACTTCTCAAAATTGTTGATAATATCCTGCGGACCTTCACTAATCGAGATCGCTTCATAATATTTCGACAGGAAGTTTGTGACGAGGGGGTAATCCTCGACAATAAAATCTGGTAACTGATTATCAATCAGTGCTGCGAGACTAGGACCTGCCATTTATTAGATTAACGATTCTTTTTTGATAAGGAAGACGCTGCTTGTTAAGTCGAGACTTAAGTAAGCTTCACGCAGTGCATTAATGTCTTTGTTTTTGGGCAATACACGGAGTTCAATCCTGTCATCATCATAAGTTCCCTTGATTATATTTAACCGATTTAACATAACCTCTCCACGGAGGTAATCAACGGTACCGACTTGCGAATTCAAGACAAAACGGTCTTTTGTAGTCGGGTCAATCTTATAAAGGTAGATATTTCCTACCTGATCATCAGCAAGGTATACAATGTCACTAGGGAAGTCTGCTAAAACGAATCCTGTGCTCTGAACAGCAGGTTCTGAACACCCGCTCTTGATAATATTTTGATAACAAATTTCATATTGTGTTACCGTGTTAAGAACAGGGATAAAATCCTTTCTTAACTTAATAGAAGTCTCATTAGATGTAATCGCATCATCGGTAGCATCAATAATACCGACGACACGACTATATTTAAACCTACCGTTGAATTTCTCTAGATCAGATGTAGATCTATAAGAAGAAAGCGATTGGATAACCTCTGCTTTCAACTGCGAATCGTTAAGAGTTGTCTTGGACTGGTTGTAGTATACAATTGAGTCTAATTCAACATAAGTGATAGAAGGATCAACGATCTCTGGTGTCACAGACACCACAGCATACTTCTTAAGTTCTGTTGATATTAAATTTTTTGTGTATTGCGACAGTTTTGACGCAAAACTAGGTTTGATTACAATCTTGACCTTTCCGTACTCGGGAGGGTCAGCTTCTTCTCCACCAAAACAAACAATGTCAGCAATCGCAGGGTATATATTACGGATAATGGATTCGTAGTCATCTGCGGTAACTGCTCGATTTTGCGAATTGAAAAATTTCGGAGCGTTTCTTTTAATACTGTCGATTGACTCAAGTTCTTCGCCTCCAGACGCCGCTGTAATAGTTGTTAAATTGATCTCAGGTGCATAATTGAAGTTACCTACAGCATCTTCCAGTACAGCGGCATATGTGAACACTCTGGCGGCATTAGCATCCGCACCAGCAGTCACAATGTAAGAGATTTCGATGTAATTGTTGGTTTGGAGTTTCTTTCCTAATACCCCGTCACCAAAAATAATTTCATATCTCTCATCTTCGCCTTCTTGTAAGTAGAAGATTGCAGAATTGCCATCAAAACCAATGATGTTGTCTGCTAATCTATACTCAGTAACATTCGTATTATCTAATGTTTCCCTAACCGTTACCTTAATGGTACTAGTATCAATATTAGAGTTCCTCAGAACAAAACGTTGAGGAATTGAAGCATTATAGGTAAAATTCTCTTGAACGTAATTACCCTCTTTGATTTCAACATCTTGGAACGTTGCAAGATAGTTGGAATCTAATCCAGCGACATAATCCTTGGGTGTAATGAAGGAATATGTGACTCCATTGATTCGGGTTAGAAACTGCGACCCTCGTGGTAACTTAACAGTCTCTGGAATATTCTGTTCAGCAGAAAAATTAGCAGTAATCTGAATTACTGCAGTCGGTGCTACTGTTGACTTCGGAACGTAACCAATTTGCTTCGCCAGAGACACCACATTGTCCCTGAGAGTGGCGGAAGTAAGGAATGCTTCATTGACTACCATATTGGCGTTAAACGCCGTGTAGTAGGTGTTATAAGCAAGAACATCCAGCAGGGTCGATAATGTCGAACCTTCAAAGTCGTAATCAGTAAAGTCGCTATTAGACCTCAGGTACTCTTTGAGCGCCTGCTTTACCTGATCAAAATCTAAGTTTGCAACCTGAATGTAAGACATTATCGTGTTCTTTCTAAGAAGAATTCTACTTCGCGTACTTGAACGTCAGTTTCGACACCAACAATCTCAAATGAGATAGCAACATCAAAACCATTGTTATCGTAATTAGCATCTACATCAGCACGAAGCAGATTGACTCTGGGTTCGTACTTTCTAATTACGTATGTAATCTCTTCTTGAATTAAAGAAGCAGTAGCGGCATCTAGAGGTTCAAACAGAAGTTCGGCAATGTTGCTACCGAGATCTGGTTTAAAGAACCTCTCCCCCTTACGGGTCATAATAATATTGTACAACGCCCTTTTGACTGCGGCTTCACCCGTAGTCACCAGAACATCTTCTGTGATGGGATTGAGACCCATCGAGATGGATAGGTCTTTAAATTTGACCTCTCTTGGCATTGTAGATTAGGGTTCTTTACTATGTATATCAGTTCTCGAACCTTTCTGTATAGTCAGGTTGGGGAACTTGTCTTTTCTTACTTGCCTTGTTTAATAATGCATCAGCACGGGGGTCAGTGATGAGCACCATACCCTGTTTTACGAATTCATCGCCATAATCTACAGGTGTCTTTCTTGGAATGGACATCAAACGTCTCCTAATGGTTTGCAGGAGAACTTTTTACGGGGTTCTATCCCGACTTAATATTTAGGACCATAAAAAAAGGGCGCATCAGCGCCCAGTCCAGTGATTATTAGGTCTTTCCCACCAAAAATGGAGATCTTCGACCTCATCATCGTAAACATTACCGACAATATCGCTCTGAAACTTACTATGAACGTTTTCGTACATAGTTAGAGTGGTAAATTCGCACTCTGGAGCGACATTTTTAAGAACATTAGTGATCCAGGTGTAATTTCCACCTCTAATAACGCCAGCTTCGATCAAAACGAAGCGTTTCCACATCCATCTCCAGTCTACAAGGTTCTGAGCGAAGGTAACTTCGTACTCATACTTGTCTTCATCGGGAAATGGGACGTTAACGGACTCGATATGGTACATTTCGCCGTCTTTTGACAACCAATGCGCCAACAATTGTGTAACAATAGCGGAATAATCAGGAGATACGCACAAAAAGCACGTATCTTTGGGGTCCCAATCATATTCCATCATCTGAATTCTGTAAGTTAGTGCTTCAATGAGCGCCAACTCTGTGTCACGGGAGACATACAGAAGTTTCTTCATCGATATTGTAAGTCGAAGGGTGGAATGTACAGTATTCGTTGAACGTGATCTTCATTTCTTTGTTAGTAAGACCACAGTGGACTGCTGCTTTGGGCAAATTCCACTTAGCAGTGAACAGCATCTCCATAGATTTGCGGGTCTCGGGTCTCATTTACCCTGACCACGGTACGCTTTCTTAGCGCCATTGCGTGAAGATGCAGCAAGTTTACTATTAGAAGACTTACCCTGGCGAGTTTTCTTGGGGCGAGCGGGCGTGTAGCCCATAGATTTTCCGTAAAGTGCCATTTAATTAGAACAAAGTGTTTCAGCGTTGTCTCCAGGTGCGGAGTTTGGTCCGTCGCTAGGTCCATTTTTACCTTGACCTCCACCAATAGAGGGGATACCAAGGATAGGAAATGCACCTGCTAGGAGACCAGCTGCTGCAGCAGCGGCAGCAAGGGCAGCGACTGCGCTACCTCCACTGCATAATAGCACATTAGGTGCACCTACGGCAATACTTGATCCGCAACCAACTGAGTCTGCAATCTTTGCAATAGGTTTTCTAGCAGCACAGTACTTAGGTGCTAGTGCAGCAAGGATAGCATCTGTCTCTACATCACCTGTTTTACTGCTAGGAACAGGAATTGCAGGAGCTCCTACCCCTCCCATCACTGTTCCACAGGATGCAGCAACAACACCAGGGTGACACGCAGGGTTTTTACCACACGGTTTACAGTGAATAACACGAACATCCCCTGTAGAAAGAGGAAATTGCTTGGTCACCATCACGTTTGTGATCTGTGCAACCGCAAAATTAGCTGGTGGCCAGCAACCGTGACCAGTACATACACCAGATTGTAGTGCTAATGCCGCCATTTAGACAAATTCGTGTTGGAAAGTATGGTCGTTGCGCAAATGTTGGGCGATTTCGGTCTCTTTTTTGCCCCTAACCGTATTTAGAAGCGTAACAGAACCGTCACCATTGTGCCTTACACCATCATAATGCGCAATTTCACGGGATTTTTTGTATACATACGCGCTTCCGCCAGATTTTCCGACAAAAAGACGCGCTCTTGCAGTAGCATTGACCACAGAA